TCATAGGTTATTCGATTTATCTCGTTATTATAGTTGTTCCCGAGATATTCCCAGTTTATACTCTTTTCTCCCAATTTGTCAAGGATTGATTGTTCAAGAGAAATAGCATTATCTTCAGCTAAAACATTAAATTTAGCGTAGTGATTATATGCCCATATTTTTACTGTGAATTTTTTCATTAGTTTTTCTTTCTATTAATTGAATGTGGCCGAAACATGTCCGGCCACAAAAAGTTTTATTACTTACGCACCTTCAACGCCATAGATACCTCTATAGTCAGAAACTCCAAACGAGTATCTTTCTCTAGCTTTGTATCTAACGTTACCAGTATCAAAGTCACCTTCCATTGCAGTTGTCAATGGAGTTCTTGTGAACATTTTCATACCGTTTGGTACATCAGTAATAATGTAAAACGAATCAGTGTCAGTTAAGAAATTATTTATTCTGTAACCTTGAGGAAGCATCCCCATAGACGCGATTGCGTTTATATCATTATCAGCAGTTGCAGTTCTACCTTGAGACTTCATAAGTCTTTCAGCATTGAACTGATTAGCAGGTGGAACAATCATTTTAAGTGCTCTAGCTGCTATTCTTAAACCTCTTTCATCAGTCATTGCAGAGATGTCAATCATCGCTTGCTCTAATGAAGTTTCGTTTAAGTCTGCTTGCGTTGCAAGTGTATTACTAACATTAGTTCCACTCACAGTTGTGTGAGCAGTGTTAAATAAAGAAACACCATCCCCTGAATCAAAACCATCTACTGCTGGTAGACCATTGTTCAGTGGAGCTGCTGCTTTCACTTGTTTCGCATTTGACATAGATCTAGCTAAAGCTTTTGTGTATCTAGAAGAGATTCTATCGTAAAGATTATCTTCGATAGCTTCTTCTGTAATAGCAAATGCTAAAGCCATTGTCTCATGGTTGTAACGTGCTGTAAAAGTTTCTTGTGCATCGTCGTAAGATACGCCGGCACCTTCACCTTTTACTTGTGCGTTAGCGAATCCAGATAACATTACTTCCTCTTCGAAAGCTCTGTCACTTGATTCATTAGTATAAATCTCAGCGTGCTGATTATCATACCTTTTGTACTCCAGGCCGAATAGTGCATTCAATCCTGGCTCTAACTCTTTTACGAGTTGTGCTCTTGATATAGCCATAATTTATACTCCTATATTCCTGTTGCCAAAGATCCAACTTTGTATTGGTGTAAGTTTATTAATACCACCATTGAGCAGAAAGCTGCAGTTTGATCTTGGTTTTCGATATCTTCAGCGACTCTGACTGTTCTCAATTGTTTAGCAGTTGTTGCTGCAGTTGAGATGCCAAGTTGAACGCTTGATCTACCTGTTAGTGTTGAACCAGCTACTGATGTAGTGGCGTACGTCAATCCAATTTTAGATTTTCTTAATGCAAGTGTTGCTCCTAAAGTAGCATCAGCTGCAATAATAAATTCTTGGTTAGGGTTGTCGTATACAAACGCTGTAACGTCTTCGCTATTTGCAGGAGTAGTCGCTGCAGGGTAAAAGTTACTGAACGTCGGTTTTAAAGTAGTAGCCGCTGTGAAAAAAACGCCTCCTAAAGTTCCGACCGCCGCAGTACCAGCTCCCGCTGTTACGATGTATCCACCAGTAGATGCAGAAATATCTACTTTTACTGGTTCTCCGTTAAATATAGCATTCGATTCAGCAGCGTCGATTTCGTATTTAGACATTCCTTGAGTAGATGGTGTATTACCAGCTACCATTGAAGGAATTAATCCAAATCCGGCTTCATTTCTATTTGCCATAGTTGTTGTCTCCTATATGAACCTGCCCCTAAGGGCCTCCAGTTCGGTTTAATTTAATCGTTGGTTTAAGTAAAATTACTTTTTGCCACCGAAGGTTGTGCGAGATTGCCTATCAACATTGATTGGCATACTCTTGTGCTCTTCCCTCATTAAATCGGTTTCTATAGCTTCGTCCTGACCTTCAGATTGTTTTCTAAAATATTCAGTTCTCGACTTTGCGATTTCTTCGGGTACCCTTGCGAGTACAAGGCCACCTACTCCAATCACTCCTGCGTATTTACCATCAGTGACTACAGGATAATCAGAATCTTTATATTCATCGGCTCTTACCAATTCATAACCAGATCTTAATCTTCCAGAGATATTTTTAGTGTCGTTAAACCCTAAACTCTCTGCCCGTATCCATCTGTGTCGGAATCCATCCGGCGCAGTCGGTGCATCTAGAGAAGATGGAGGAGTCCACTCTTTTGGTCTTTCAGTATTTGACCGAGTTTGACTCGCACGTGAAGTTACTTTGTTATCGTTTTCGTTTGTCATATGCTTATGCTCCTTCCGTGAGTTTTAATTGTTTTGCATATTCTTCGAGTGGCACTCCTAATTTTTTAGCTATTG